TGGACCCAGAAGAGCTTAAGAAGATTCTAGAAGAGCAAAGAATTGCTAATCAACAAGCTGCTAAACAGGCAGCTGAGCAAGCACGAGAAGAAGAGCGTCGCAAGGCTAACGACGAGATTACTAAAGCCCATAAGGCCCGAGAAGACTTGGAAAAAGAGCTTAATAGACGAGATGAGGAGCAAAAGCGTAACGCTTTGTCTTCTCTCCCTGTTGAGCAACAGATTACTGCTCGTCTAAGTGAGATGGAACGCTCCCTTGCTAATGAGCGGGCTGAGCGCGCTAAAGAAGCCGCTATGGCACGTGAGCAGATTCGCAACATGGGTCTTCTCACCTACCGAGAAAGAGCTCTTCGCGACGTCCCTGCTCATGTTCATCCATTTGTTACTGGTCAATCTGAAGAAGAGATTGATGCAGCAGCAGAGTATGCAAATCAAACATACCAAGCTATTCAAGCTCAAATTCGTGCCGAACTAGAGGCACAGTTTAATGCGGGTAACTCCCAATACATGGTGCCTGGTGCAATCGTAGCTCCTCCACCTAATCCAGCATATGTAGCGCAACCTTATGCTCCCAATGCCGGCTTTCCTACTGCTACGAATCCGTTGCCTGTAACTCAAGAAGAATCTCCAGTGCAAGAAGATATTCGAGAGTATACTTCTGAGCAAGCTGTTCGTTCAGGTAAGTACAGTAAAGAGATTCGTGACCAGATTCTTGGTAGTCTTAAAGGTACTATGAGGTATCCAGGACAATTGGGCACTAATCCAAGGAACCCTGCCCCTCCCCAGATGCCTTATCAGCAAATGCCGGGTGGTGTTCAGCAGCCGATGGGAACCCCGATGGGGCCTGTGCAAAACTCACAGCAATACCAAGTTCCCCAACATCAGATGCCTCAGCAACAAGCAGGTAATGACCCAAGAGCCATGGCAGCAGCTGCTGTTCAACGGACGCTCTCGGGGCAAAATCCAGTGGTTGCCGGAGATTCGGCCGCTCAAAATGCTTTGAACGCCGCTAACGCCCATGCCCAGGCTAGAGGGCTAACAAGTCAAACGGCATTTCAAGGCCGTTTCCAGCACACAGCGCCTATCGCTCCACCCTCCGGTGGGCGTGGCTAACTTAGTAATAGGAGATAATTGATATGCCTTCTGTATTGAATACCGCAGTCCAGTCAGGGACCGGTTTTGCGCAACAGGTGGAATCTATCCGCGACGTTTTCAGCGCGGAGATTTGGTTTGCCGCACTTCCGATTCTTAAATTTGACCAGTTCACTACCAAGAAAACTGAGCTTGGCGTGCAACCAGGCCGGACGATTCAGATTCCTCGTTACGGCAACATCAAGCGTGGTGGCCGTCTTTCGGAGGGCGTCCGCCTTCAGACTCGTGGCATGAGTATGTCACTCCAGTCTATTACCGTGAATGAAAACGGTAATGCCATTGGCTTCTCGGAGTACCTGCTTCAGACCAGCTTCTACGACCAACTTAGCGCAGCTTCTCTCCTTCTTGGACGAGATATGGCGCTGGTGCTTGATGGTCAGCTGCGTGACACAGTTCTTCTTGGTACGAATGTGATTTTCGGTGGCAAGAAAGCCTCGCGAATTCTTGTTACCTCGACTGACGTGTTTGATACGCAGGCTGTTAAGGATGGCGTGGAAGCGCTTGAGACTCGCAATGCCCCGAAATGGGCGGGCGACCATTATATTGCATTCATTCACCCGCACCAAGGTCGCGGACTCCGTGACGACAATGACTGGGTTAACGCCTCGCTCTATGCTGGTGCTACCCAGATTTATACGGGCGAAATTGGCCGGTATGAAGACGTTCGTTTCATCACGACTACGGTTATGCCGAATGGTGCCAACGGTAACGTTGATGCCGACACGGGTGACTTTATCGATGTTGGCTATAGCGCCGCTCTCGTGAGTGGTACGGCCGGCAACCAGACGACGATTTACCAAGCTGTCATGTTTGGTGAGTATTCGTTCGGCCACGCGACGGCCCTTCCGGTTGAACTCCGTGATAATGGAGTGGAAGACTTCGGCCGTGAACACGGTTTGGCTTGGTACTCCATTTGGGGTAGCAACGTTCTCGAGAATCCCAATGTTGTGGTCATCGAGACTGCTTAATTCTCAAGCCATAAGGAACTATTAAAATGACTGACCATGCTGTAACAGCTCAGACCCTGCCTCGTGGGGTCAATATGTCTAACCTTATCGTTCTGAAGATTACGCCATCGGTGGCTGTTCCTCAGAATGATACGATGACCGGAACGATTCCGACGGGCTTGGATGTTACATACATTCCTGTCTTTGCGGTTGCGTGGCACTCAGCTACGCCTAAGACGAGCGTTGCTGTGACTGTGACTTCGTACAACTTCACGACTGGGCAATTTGTGCTCACGGTCAGTGGGGCAGCTGGTATCTCGGCTGGTGACGAAGTGTTTGTGCAGTTCATCGGCGACCAGTAATAAGTATAATTAAAATAGATTAAAGGAGAATAGAATAATGGCAAATGAACAGGCACGTCCAATGGTTAAGCCAGGCACAGCGGTAGTAGACAGCCCTCAAGTCAATAAAGGGTTCCAGTCTGCTGCCGCTATGCAGGCCGCAAAAGATAAGCCGGTTGAGGAGTCAGACGAAATAGTTGACGGTCTAGTGAGCCCAGAGGTACCAGCTGTATCTCCGCAAGAAACAGCTGAGTACAGCCGGAGAGTTACTGTCCGCTCTAGGGTAGCTATTCCTGCTTTTCGGTACGGCAATGAGACCTATTCTTTACAGGCGGGTAAACCTACTTCGATTCCTAGGTATGTTAAACTGCATCTTGAGGAAAAAGGCCTACTCTAAAAAGTGACCCTATGGCTATATCAACGTCTTTAATTGCAGAGTTTCGCCGGCGGATTAAGGATGTCCGCTACTCGAAACGAGTAATGGGCGTTGCTGTTAGCGACCCTAACGTCACTCAAGCCTCTGCCGAAATTACTAGAGGGCACTTCTACATCCATATAGTTGGAGGGAGTGCCCCTAATATTGATATCAATTTAACTGATACTGATTATGATACTATTAATAATCTATATCAGCGTATCAGCAGGTCTCCTGGTATATCTGTTAGTCTAGATGAAGATGCTAATCTTGAGCAAGCTTCAATAGACTTAGAGCCATTTGGCCCTATCCCTATCTTAGGGACAGGTATCTCTTTGAACTCTCACCTATTCAGTGATTCTGAACTGGAAGAAGTTCTTAAAGAGGCTATTCAACGGCATAACCCTTCTCTATCTCTTGATACCCTTCCCCAGCAAGAAGAGGTATTCGTCTTAGCTCTTGCTCAAGCAGGTATTTGCCGAATTCAGGCAATGGACTCGAGCAAGAGGCAGGGCGTTGATAAAGATGTCGGGCTTCTTCTAAAGTTAGCTGATTCGTTTGAGAGTCAGTATAAGTCTGACACTGCTCGTTTAGCTAGAGCTATTCAATCACCTAAAGAGGCTAATTCTAACTTAGTCTCTGAAGGTGATGTCATGCTTGGGGACCTGACTCGCAGGTCTCTTAGAACTGGGTTTAAGTCTCAGATATCTCAGACCATAGACCCAAGTGACGCAGTACTTCTTCCTCCTGATGAACATGACACGGAAGATGATAATCTTCGTCTGATTTGGCAGAGGAATAAGAATAATGACTTCTACAGTTATGAACTGTGGATGGACTATACTCCTGATGTAGTTAGAACGAGAGAAGGGGGATTGGTCTTTGCTGGCACTCCTATTTCTTACCTGGCTACTGACGATACTCGTCACCAGCCTGGCTTTAGGGCTACTACTTCGGTAATGGTATTCCGGTCATTCGGAGCAAACTCGAATTCTAGTAGGTCTAGTTTTTCTACTTTTGTAGAAGAGTTTGGCCAGCTGATTCGCTCGTTTGCTGTTGGGGACCTGGAACCTGAGATGGATTATTATTTTAGGCTATACCTAATAAATATAAACTATCTCAGTATTGGGTCTAACGTAGTCAAGGGAACTACTAAACCATACCGATGTAGAATGCTCTCTACTCAGAGGTCGAATAACTCTCCTGGTCCTGTAGGAGCATTCGCGGATAAAGCTTCTGGACCTGCCGGTACCGTAGTAACTGTAACTCTTGACTCTACCAGAGCTGCCTTTACTCCTGACTATACTTTTAGAATTGGCGGGAAGGTAGTTACCCCAACTATTCTTAGCCCCTATTCGATACAAGTCACTATTCCTACTTTCAACGTCATTGGGCCAAAAGACTTCAGTGTCACTTCTCCCAATGGTTTGGTAGATGTGAGGAACTCAGCGTTTACTGTGAGCGCTACATGAAAGTAGTGTTCAAACTCACTCCTGATGCTCTTAAGATTATGAGAGCGTTTAACTACACCTCAAAGAACTTCAAAAAGAAGGCCGAGAGCGCAGTTAAGGAGATGGCTGTTCAGTGTTCTAGGAGAGTTAAGTCTTCTATTACTAAACAGACAGTAGATGTTCCCCCTCTTAGTGAGGCATGGGTAGCCAAAAAGGCTAGACTGCACCTAGACCCTAAATATTTTCTAGCTACTCACAAGTATATTACTGGGATAAAGCCAGCACAGTCTGGGCATTTATCTTGGGGTGTGCTAGCTGACGTAGATAGAGCGGTAGCATTGGAGCTAGGTACTTATACCTCTCCAATTAAGCCTAGACCTCATTGGGTTCCTGTATTACATGAGATGGAGAAGCTTATTCCTGTTATAGTGAATAAGAAGATTCTCAATGTGGTACTAAAGAGCCTAGGGACATCAGGGTTCTGACATGATGTTCCTAGAATTGGACCTAGCAGTCTATAAAAGGCTGACTGGGTATCCTTTAGACACTCAAGGTAGACCCAAGTTAGCCGACGACGGGAGGCCGATTAATAGGGAGGTCATAGGGCCCCCAGGAATGTACCAATTCGAAAAGGTATATGACCCTATTAATAAAACCTATGTTCCGGTCTACCCTACTCTGCCTTCTTACGGTATTCGAATCCCTCAGTTTAAAGCTCCATACAGAGGGCAAAAAGGGCAATCAACGTTTAATCCGGAGGCTCTGTCAATTAATAACATTGAGCCTAACGTATTTAAACAGATTCCTGTATTCGACCAAAATGTCACCAACCGAGACTTTGAGAAGTATTGGCCTTGCGTGACGTTCCGCTGGTCATCTATTGCAGCACAGCCGAATACTTATATTTATGATGACCCTTTTGGTGGCCCCGACCCATCTGCTTCTCCTATTGACATAAAGAATCAATATGGGGATATTATTGCTTCAGGGGTAACTAGTAATCTAAGAAGGCCTGTTCCGGATAGCTGGGACGTTCTTTACACTATTACCGTGCATAGCAAAGAATCCATAGAGATGTCTTTAATGTGCGCTGAGGTATTAAAGCTATTCCCCATGAAGGGGGCTATTACAGTTACCTTCATGGACGGGACCACGCACACCTGCAATATGCTCTTCCAGCGCTCTATTGTCCAAGACTTGGACAATATAGGAATGGCGGGGGAAGAGAATCAAAGAAGTTTCACTCGAGCATTCGTTTACCTTATAGAAGCCTACTTTGACAATACCAGTAATAAGTTTGGTATACAGGATTCGGCATTTGCTACTACTAGCTACCCGACAATAGTGGAAAGAATATTTGAGCTAGACTCCATAATGGGGAACTTAGCTGCATCACAACAAACAGCTGACTTCAATCAGTTTGACATAGTGGTCAATACTAATACAGCCTAACTTAAGACCTTCCATGAAGGTTGTAGCAACTCAGGTCCGGGCGTAGTAAACTTATCCCCACCTGTCAGGAGAATGAGATGACTGATTTTCTATCCCCCGGGATTAAAGTTACACAGATTCGCAAAGGCCCGGTAGTCTTTTCTGGAATTGCTACCGCTATTGGTGGCTTTCTGGTTTATACTCCTAAAGGTCCAGTTGGTAAGCCTATCCTAGTTACGGATGCCAGCAGTGCCCAACTGGTGTTTGGCGATCGACAGGCTGGGCTGCCTGGTAACTCACGCCTTTCGGACTCTCTTAGAGACTTCTTCGGAGAGGGCGGTGCTTCTTGCTATGTAGTTCGTTACATTGGCTCTGGTAGCGCTGTTGCTGGAAGAACTCTCTCCTCTTTTGGCTCGCCAACAGCTGGCTTCGAAAAGTCTAGCGCGGTCTTCCCGGTCGCTCTTTCTGATGGAGACACCTTCATTGGAAAAGTTGATGGAGCTGCTCTAGCTACTACTATCACTGTTAATGCTAAGCCGGCCACTAAGACAGGTACTGGTGCCACTTATGGTGCAGTCACTGCTAGCCATAAGCTAATTCTGACTATTGGCAGCATCCCAGGAACTCAAACTATTACGTTTGCGGGTACTGAGAATACTGAAACACTTTTCCTGGCTCAGATTAACTCGCAACTTCGCGGTGCCTCTGCGGTTGACGCGGCCGGGCAAATTAAGATTCAAACAGATGTTCGCGGTAGCCTTGCTTCTGGTTCTATTAGCGCTTCTAGTGACGCAGACGTCCTGACGTCACTTGGGCTAACAGCTACTGCGTTCACTGCTGGCTCTAATAACGTGGGCACTGTCGATGCAGTAACCGCGGCTGAGATTGTTACTCTATTCGGAGCGTTTACGGGAAGTACTACTACGAATAATGGTGATGGCTCAGTTACCTGGACTTCGGGGACTACGGGTGTTCTCTCCAGTGTCCAGTTTACTGGTGGTACTGCGGTCGCTAAGATTGCCGGATTCGATACCAGTCTTCACTCGGGTACTTCTCTTAGCCCTGCCCCTGCTGTTGGAATGACAGCCTCGTCTGGCTCGGATCCGTCTCCGGGTACTTGGGCTAATTACTACTCGACTAAGGCAGTCCAGGTTAACTCTAATGTGACTAACCCAGTTGCTACTAGCGCTGGTGTTACTACGCAGTTAGCTGTTGCCTCTGTCGCCCGACTTGCTGTTGGAGACCAAATCTCCATCACTAAAGGGCTGGATACGGAAAGAGCTGTTATTCAAGCTATTAACGGAACTACTCTTACCTTGGCTACTTCTATCACCGTTCCTGGTGGTGGATATGCTGGCACGGAGAACGTGGTCTTGGAGACATGGAGTCTTTATGTCTACGACAATAATGGACTTCAGGTTTTCCCCAGCCCTTTCACGAATCTTCGGTCTAGCCCGCTTGCTGGCGCTAACTATTTCGTCAATGTCATTAACGGGTCCGCTCTAACCCCTATCAATGTCACTGACCTGGCCCCGGCAGTCTCGGACCCACGGCCTGCTACAGACGCTAACCCAGTCCTCCTTAGTGGAGGCTTGGATGGGGCTGCCCCGTTGGCCACGGATGTCATTAGTCAGATTTCTGCTTTCAATCAAGCATCTGATATTAATGAGTTCTCGTGCCCAGGTGCTGCAACAGACTTCACTGGGGCTAATGGAGTTACCATTCTTAAGGCGCTAGAGACGGCTGCTCTTACTCGAGCAGATGTCATGGTTATACAGGACCTGCCCAAGGGCACAGTTGCTACTGGCGGAAGTGGCGCCAAGACATACGTCCAAACTACTGCTAATCTTGCTAGTTCGTATGAAGCTGTCTACTGGCCCTGGATTAAGCGGCTAGACCAGAATTCGGTTCTAAGTACGTTCCCCCCTTCTCCATTTATTCAAGGTATTATCGCTAGGACGCACGCCAATAAGAACATTGGCCAAGCCCCAGCAGGTACTGCCTATGGGCAGGTGCAAGGGGCTGTTTCTCTTGAGTACAATATCCAGGAACAGTCAGCGGAGTATAATGATATGTATCCAGCTGGTGTGAACGCTATTCTGAACTTCCCTGGTGACGGTATCTGCGTATTCGGCTCACGTACGCTGGACCCGACCGGTGAGTTTGGGCAAATCAGTGTTCAGACTGTTTTCAATATTAATAAACGAATTGTTAAGCAGCAGACCCGTTTCGTTAATTTTGAGAATAATAACCCAGCTACTCGTGCTCAAGTCGTCCGCGCGCTTACCTCTCTTTTCCGTGAACAGCGTAAGGCAGGAATCCTCCAAGGAACTAAAGACTCAGAGGCGTTCTTCATTATCTGTGACGACTCTAATAATGGCCCAACGGTCATTGCTTCTGGAAAACTCGTCTGCCGAATTGGTTTGGCAGTGTCGAGACCAGTAGAGTTCCAAGACTATACATTCGAACAAGACACCCGGGCGATAGATGCTGCTCTAGCGGCTGCTCAGTAAGTGTGGAAAGGTAAAAATAGATGCCTCGCGGAACAGTAGAAGACCCGATTAAAGTATTTAACTTTCAGATTCGTATTGACGGATTTGTGAGAGCAGGTTTTTCGGAGTTTTCCGGAATTGACCAGAGCACGGAAGAAGTGAAGTACCGAGAGGGTGGGTTTAACGACACACCCCAACTGTCGGCTGGTTTGACTAACTTTGCTGTGGTCACCCTTAAGCGTGGACAGATTATCGGTAGCACTCGTGGTGGTGACGATGACTTCCTTATCTGGTGTAAGCAAGTTATTGACGTATCAGGCGCTGGTAATGCGACTAACTACCGCAAGGATTTGGACATAGTTCAAATGAGTGCCCAGAATGTGGTGGTTAGGACGTGGCGCTTGTATGATTGTTGGCCAAAGGGCTTCAAGCCCTTCACTGACCTCAAAGGCATGGGCAATGAAAACTCCTATGAGGAGTTGCGCCTAGCCTATGAGGGCTTCGAGCTCGTACCGACCTGAGTACAATAAGGGGCTCGAAAGGGCCCCTTAGCTTTTCATCAGGTACAATATAAAGGAGAATAAAATGGGTATTACTATTAATTTGCCTAATGGCATCCAGCAGTCTGATGGGACCTGGACAAAAGAAGTAGAACTGGACGAAATGACTGGCGAGGAAGAGGACATCCTTGCCGACCGTACTCGAGCCCCTGGTGGCCGTGGAGAACTGCTGAAAAGCGGCCCTCAGAGGATTACTGAGATTCTAGCTAGGTGCACTGTTCGTGTAGGTACTGAAACTCGGGCTGCTAATGCTACTCGATTCACTCATCCTAACTGGTTTAAGCCAGTGTGGGAAAAGGCGTTTAGCAATGACAGAGTTTTTGCCATTATTCGCCTGAGACAGATGAGTTTAGGGGATAAGTTTACATTCCCTGTTACTTGTCCAAAATGCGGAAAAGAGATTCCTATGGTCAGTATTGACCTTAGTGAGTTGACTGTAAGCGAGTCCGACTTCGACTTAGTTCAAAAAGGTAGCTTCTTAGCTACTACTCCATCAGGAGAATCAGTTAAGTGGAGATTCATCTCTGGTGAAGCTGATGAGGAGATGATTTCTAAGATTATCAAAGAAGCTAAGAGCAACTACGTCTCTATGCTTATGTATCGGAGAATTGTCTCTGTTAACGGAGAAAAGCCACCAGGAGGTCTTGACTGGGTTAAGCGGTTGAAATCACGTGACCGGCGTTATCTTGCTAACCTGTTCGACAAGACTGAGGGGGGTGTTGATACCTCTATTCAGATTGTTTGTGATGGGTGCAACACCGAATTCAATCAAAAGCTAGATGTGATGGGTAATGGAGGTTTTTTCTTCCCTTCGGAACTAGAACAAGCCTCATCTTCACCGCCGCTACCTTCGCCCAATGCTGGCAATGGGCCTATCAAGACATAATAAAGCTCCCCCTTAGTAAAAGAGAGTCACTATTGAGGTGGCTAGATAGGTACCAGACTAAAACCCAGGCCTATTCTGAGTCCCATGGAAAGAGCTCAATGGCATGGGATGACGATGACATAGACTACATTTGTGGACCGGAGTAAACTAACAAGATGGACGGCGAAACAGCAGGATTCGGCTCAGGTGGTGCTAAGTTCGCCGTCGATTTCTCCATTACCGGTACAGGAGAACGTGATTTAGAGCGTATTACAGGCGCATTCCGTGGGTTAAAAACGGAAATGGCCGATATGAAGCTCGATGACCATGCTCGAGCCGCTGGTGGCCTCAATACTCAAATTAGAGGGCTAGCTGGCGGCTTGGCTGGCATGAATATGCACGCAGCTGCTGCTGCCCATCTATTCGATAGAATTGGCCGATATGGAAAGATGCTGGTGCATGCAGGTGAAGGAATCTTTGCCGCATGGGGTGAGGCAATTGGAGCAGTTATCTCTAAAGGTAGTGAACTAGAGCAGATGCTCATTCGTTTGCAGGCTACTGGCAAGACAAACGCCGAAGCTAGACAAATGATGGCAGATACTATTGAATTTACTACTAAGCTGCCTATTACTGAGTCTCAAGCTGTTCGAATAACTCAGACATTAGCTATCGCGCATGTTGACGCACTTAAGCCCATTGGAGAGACGTACGCCAAGCTAGCTGCCCAACAGAAGACTCTTAAAGACTTACCGACTATTCTTGGCACTGCTCGTCTGGCAAAAGAAGGCCCAACAGCTCTCTCCATTATTGGAGATATGTTGGCCTCTATGGGCCATATTGGTTCTCCATATCAGACTATTGCTATACAAGAGTTAACTCAATTTATTGAGACTGGCTTTGCCAGGTCTCCTAAGACCTTTGGTCCTCTACTTCCCCAGATTCGCGCGCTGGGTCACCATGCTCATACAGCTAAAGACCGCTTAGAGGGGTTACAGAAGATTCTGGAAGATAGAGGAGCTATTGGTGTGTCCGTAGCTTCCATGAGTACCCTTGGCGGTATCATGACTAACTTCAAAGGCCTATTAGACCGTATTGGTATGGCCGTAATGGAGCCTGGAAAAGCGGGAGGGCCACTTTCTCAGTTAACTCAGGCATTCATTCATCTATATGATGTAGTAGGCAAGTTCTTTAATGAGAGGACTCCAGAAGGTCAGAAGTTTTTAGCATCTCTCCGTAGTTTAATGGAATTTGTCGTTAACTATATGGTTAAAGGGCTAGAGGTCCTGGGAGAAGTACTGTCTGTAGTATTTACATGGATGTCTAACCATGAAACTTTGGTTAAGATGCTGTCTGTTCTTAGCGCTTTTGTTGCTGTTGTATTTATCTTAGGGGGCTCGTTCTTAATGCTAGTGGCAGCTATTGGCGCCCTCATGGTTATGTGGCCTCTAATGATAGGGGCCATCACAGCAGGGTTAGAAGGTATTGCTACTGCGGCCACTTTTGTCTTTGGCTATATTGCTGCAGCAGTACAGGGTGTTATTTCAGCAATAGCCATGGCCTTTTGGGGGCTTGTTCTGGATATATCCTTGGCGCTCGCTACTATAGGGTTACCTGAAGTAATTATCGGTATGGTGGTATTGGCTAATGTAGCAGTAGGACTCTGGGCCATATTTAAGCAATTTAA